CCGTTGGCATCGAAGAACTGCTGCTTGGGTGTTGGGGTTAAGGATGCCATTTAATCTTTCCTCATACTATTCTGGTTCTGATTCTGATCTTGCGGCGCCAAGGCATTTTTTACGGTAGCCGACACGTTAAATTTCCCGCGAGTTAGTTCAGGGCCGTACCGCGCAAAAGCCTTGTACACCCGCCCCCGATCGCCAAAAGGCACTTCGTTCAGCATATCCTCAAAATTTTTGCCAGACTCAAACCCTTTTTCCAGTATTTTTGCCGTCTTAGCGTTGATTTTGCCAGAAAGCTCGCTGAGTATAGCGTTACCCACAGTAGCTTTGACGCCAAAAAAGGGAACGCGCAACTTAAATTGATTTTGCGTAAATATGTCTTTAACGTCAGCCGCGCCTTTTTCAGCGCCAGATTTAATTTTTTGCCCGCGCTCTAGTTCGCCCGCAACTTCATCCAAAACTTTGAATTTGTTGCCCATCTCCACTTTGATGTCGTTGCGTCCGTGGCCAAATATTTCTTCCACCAATTCGGGTGACTCACCTCGAACTAACCGCAAAAAGTCGGACTTATCTGCTTTGCCGTACAAGTTGCGGGCGACTTGCGCCATTTTGCGCTGATTGATGACGTCCATGCCATGCGAGAAGGTGTCAAGATAATCCTTCCAGCCAGTGCCGCCCGCTTTGATGATGGCGTCGTCAATCAACGGGCGTACTTCCCCTAACAAGCGAGCCGCGTATTTGGCCGACGTTTTAGGGTCTTTACCCACCATCAGTCTGTCAATTACTTCGTTAACCGTATCTTTGCGAATACTGTAAAGAGCATTGACGTCAATGACGCCGCCGTTGCGGGCTGTCCACTCTTTAATTTTTCTGGCTACTGCTGTTAGTACTTGACGGTTAACGTCCGACACACCCACTCTAGGATTGTTTAGTTTAGCGTTGATGTCACGAATAACGCCGTCAGTGTCTAGTGGTGACAACCCTTCTGCTTTTAGGCTGTCAGCACGACGTTGAGCAAAACGAGCGCCTTCACCATATAGCAATGATTCTTCAGCCGCGCGGGTAGCCACGCGTTCTGCTGCGTCTTCCATTTCGCCGGTAAACTTCAGTCTATCTGCGCTGACGTTTGGCGATAGATCGGCCTGAGTTTTAGCCGCGTTCAGCCGCTGACGCGCAGCTGTAAACCGACGCACGTCATCTACCTTATTTGCTGCTGCTGTACCAAGCGTAGACGCTTCGGTTTCCAGTTGTTGTTGTAGTTTGCCAGTGTTAGACGCTTTTAAATTAGTCTCACGCATCGGCGTGGTGATGTCGGTTAGCGCTTGTTTTGACGCAAGCAAACTATTAGCAATCTCTGTGTTTGTTGCGCCGCCCGCCAGATTGTCTAACCTAGATTGACGGGTTTCCTCACGAAACTTGTCTAATTTAGCGTAAAAATTCTTAGTGTCTTTAATGCGCGCTAGTTCGCCCAACGCCTGAATTTGATTGCGGTCAAGATCGGCAAACATTTCAGCTGCGCTTAAATTGCCTTGCTTACTTCTTATTAACGCTTCAATTTTTGGTAAGTCTTCCCCGGCAGCTTCTCGCGCAATTTTGGCCGCAGAACGTTCTGCGCCGCCTTTAAATTTATCGACAATATATCCACCCCCCGCCGCAATTGGCGTCAGTGGGTTAGTGTATTTAGCTGCAGTATCAAAACCAGTAACTAACGCTCTCTCCAATGGGATTACGTCAGTTGTTTTAGTTAACTTGCGTTGCACTTTACCCGCAAGTTTTGACACACCGGCGCCGCCACTAAGTACGGTAGATAAGTCACCCAAAAACCCAATAGGGTCTTCGGCCATCGTGCGTTTAAGTTCTTCTGTGCCACCAAAGCGTTCGGCCAAATAATTTGCAAAATTTTCACGTGCCGCTATCGCGCGTTCACGGGAATCGCCGCCATACAAAATATTGGGTGTGATCGGCTCCATAATGCCGCCTACCAGATCGCCTAGCCCGGTTGTGGTCTGTATTGGGCTGGTGATGGCTTGCGCTACGTCAGTCACTAATTTTATGCCGCTGGCGGGCGCGTTACGCAGCGCAGCGCCTGGCACTTCACTTAACTCGTAATTGCGCCGCGCAGGTATTTCGCTAACAGGTTGCCCTGAAGTTTCTGCCGCCCTAAAAAAATCTTCGGGCACCGAAGTTTCTTCTTGCTCTTGTGCTTTTGCTTCTTTGTACGCGGCAGCCACCGTGTCAAATTCCGGCGTACCCTTCTTATCCGCGTTTTTAACAATCCACGCTGCGTAATCGTCGGCAGTGGCCATAATTACTTCCTATCTAAAATTGCGTCAGCTTCACTTCGCACAGAACTTGACTGGTTAACCGTTGGGGTTTCGTACAAAGTTTTATGTTGGGCTCTCAAATTGTTTTCTAAACGCCGGGCTTGCCTAACCACGTTTCTTAATTGATCCGCAAAATTAGGTGCTGCCGGATCGAGGCGTTCCACTGCATCCGACACAATTTTCCACTCTTGTACCGCCATGTTGCCAAGTTTACCTTCTTGCGACATGATGCTTTTACCCATCATGGTAACTTTACCTTTAATGTTGTCTAGCAACTGTTGCGCGCCGCGAGCGTCGCTTCCTGGCATTGAAGGTATTAAAGCGTTAAATCCTGTAATTCCGGGTAAACCTTTATGCGGCTTAATTTTTTTCTTTTCATTTCCAATTAAAGAGTCAACGTTTCTTTCAATATCGTCGGCGGTGTCTTTAGCAACGGTAATGCGTGCGTTATCAACGGATTGATCTTTTTTAAGTTTTTGCGCTTGCACCGGAGAAAGCGGTTTATTGCCAACATCGTAAGGTTTAAGCGCTTGCCCTTTATCGTCTGTAATTAGCCGGCCTGTTCTCGCATCACGCATTTCTGGCCCGTTAGGCCCTTGTACCGTTACAGTCTGTACTGGCGGGGCAACGTTTGTAGTTGACACGGGGCGAAGCGCTTGTTTCCACTGAATAAACGTGCCTTTAAACGTGCCATTAGCTACTGCTTTTCGCCACTCACGTTCATCTGCGGTTTCTTTTTGCTGATCTAAAAATTGTGCAAACGTGCCGGTAAAACCGCTGTCTTTAGCAGCTTGGTAATTACGCTCGTCTGTAGTTAAAGCCGCAGCTGCTGCTGGAGCGGTAAATATGACATTACCACTCGAATCAATCACAGTGCCGCCCGGCGGTACTGACATTGGTTTTGGTTCTGCGGCGGGAGCCGTAAAGATAACTTTACCCTCCGCATCAATCACAGTACCGCCCGGCGGTACTGAAATTGGTTTTTGCTCTACTGGCGCATTAAATATAACGTTGCCAGCAGCATCAATTACCGTACCTCCGGCAGAAACGGATATTGGTTTATCTGGTGATTCATACACAACTTCACCTGTGTCAGGGTTCACAAGGCGTCCGCCAGGCGCAACTGAAACAGGTTTTTTGGCTCCTGCAAAAATTACTCTACCGCTTGGTGAAACGAGTTGTCCGTCTACAACTATCGGTTTTTCTGCGTCGCGCATAGCTGTAATGCGATCTTTAAGATCCATCAACTTCATTAAACTGTTACGTTGCCACGCAGGTATGCCGCTGTCATCAGCAGGAAGCCCCGATCTGATTTGATTGGCCTGTTCCTCTGTTAATTCACCAGACTGAAGTTTTCTGTCAATATCTGCCTTGATACTAACTAAATCGTCAAAACCAGCTATATCAGCAATTGCTTGGTTAACTTTGTCCCTTGATAGTTTTTCTCTTTTTTCACCTAATTCAAACTCACGTTTTTCTGTTTCAGCTTCGCGTGCTTGTCTTTGCGCCTCTAAAGCATCGCGCTTAGTTTGCTGATCCATAATATTAGTCAGCAATCGTGGTGCTTTAGCAGCAACAAGATTAAAATACTCCGGAGAACCAATCTTTACTCCCGAACCATGAATCTTTGCTAATTCATTGTGTTGCACTGCTAAGTCTTGATCTTCTTTGGCTTTACGCGCGTATTCCTGCATCTGAAGCATATTCATTTGCCGCTGCTGACGCGCGCCTTCAAGCTGCGATATGGCAGCCATTTGGTTTATCGGCGATTCAATTTGAATCGGGCGAAAACCCATTGCGATAGATGGATCAATCTGTGCCATAACTTATCCTTAACTTATCCCACCCCAAGGCGTTACTGTTCTAGTGCCGCCAGCAGATGAAGCCCCCGCAGGTGGGTTAGCTGCTTTATATGCGTCGAGGTAGTTTTGTCCTTGATAGTAATTCAAGCCTTGCCCCAAAGCGTTTGATATGGCATTCGCAGTGCCCATGTAGCCAGAAGCGCGCGCGTTGCCTGCGCCAATAATATTAGCGCCCATAGCTTGGCCTAACTGACCTGCTTGCCCCGCTATATTAGCGGCTGTAGTTTGCCCCATGCCGGTTAGACTTTGCAGCGGGTTCAAGCGAGCCGCGCGTTCTGCTTGGTAGCGATTAAACGCATTGGTAAATTCCTGTGATCCTAGTTCTTGACCGTAACGCGTTAAGCCGCGCATAGTGTTGCCGGACAGCAGACCGCCGCGTGCTGCTGCGGTGCCTTCTAGCGCGCGCAGACCTTCTTTAAGGCGAAAACCGTAGCCGGGGTCGGCAGTGAACTTATCCATCGTAAATGGGTCATACCGCGAAGCCTCAATCAATTCAGGCAGTGCATTGACGCCTGCTTGGCGGAAAGGCTCTTGCAGTTCAACCTGACGATTGAACATGCGTTCCTGCGCAGCTGTAGCTTCTGTAGCAGCTCGCTCTTGCGCTTTAGCGGCTCTATTAGCCGCATACCCACCTATAATGGCGCTTCCTGCAATAGCTGTGGCGACCCATGTCATGATGCAACCCCTTTTAACAATCTTTCTTTAACGTCATTACGTGCGTCAAACAACGCGGTTGTGTCAGGCTCTATCAACTCTATTTCAATTTCATCAAGATCGGTTTTATCTGTACGATGAATCGTGATGCCAATTGAATCTACTACCGCCATTGTGACGCGTTTGGTGCCCGGTTTAGATTCCACTACATCGCCGGGCAATAAAGTAATCATGCCGTTTTCAGTCCACGCCACAATTTCACCCATAGCGCACAAAAAGAAATGTGGCTCTTTATGCACCTTACCTACAATTAAAGTGCCTGCCGGACGAAACACTTTACGCATATACATGCCCGGCGAAAAATGATGTTCCGTAACCAATTCGGCTTGCGGCATCGTCACCATTTCAGCCTGCAAACGATCAATCTGTTCGCGGCTAGGCACAAAATGTTCTGTAATTTCGTTCACACCACCACCCATCGTGAGCCGCTGGCGACTGTCACCGTGGTGCCACTGGCCACTGTTATCGGGCCTGCCGACATACCGGAGGTGCCTGCAGCAATTGTGTAGCTGGTGTCGATAGTTAAACTATTGACAAATATACCATTGCCCGCTACGAAATGCTCCGATGTTAATTCACCTGTGCTGGGTTTGTACAGATATTTGGCGTTACTGGTATAGATGGTTGACAGCGCGCCGGATGTCGCAGCTGCGAACGTCGGGTAGACGTTTGTCGACGTGCTGGTGTCATTCGTAATCGTTGCGCCCGAGCCGGTCGGCAGTGCCCACTTAACCCCGTTAGCCTGCGCCGAATCGGCGGTCAAAACGTAGGTGTCCGTGCCTACGGGCAAGCGGACATTGTCTGTGCCGTCGTAGACGATCAGGTCGCCCTTGGCGTTGGTGGGCGACAGCGCGTCAAACGCGGCAAGTTTAGATGTCTGACCTGTGCCGCCGTTAGCGATCGGCAGCGTGCCGGTTACTTGGCTAGTCAGATCCACCCCGGTCAGTGTGCCACCTAGTGTCAGGCTGCCGCTGGATGTGACCGTGCCAGACAGGCTAATGCCGTTGACTGTACCGGTGCCGGACACGCTGGTGACGGTGCCGGTGTACTGGTCGTTCGACGTGATGGTGAAGTTGGGGTACGTGCCAGAGATGCTAGTCGTGCCCGCGCCGGTTAGCGCCACTACTTGGTCAGGTAGGGTGTTGGTAATCGTAAAGTTAGGGTACGTGCCCGACGTGCTGATGCCTGTGCCGCCGGTCAACACCACCGTCTGGTCTGGCGCCGAATTGTTAATCGTAATAGCTGTTGAGCCGTTGTAGGTTGTGCCGGCGCTGTACGAAATACCCGTGCCGGCAGTCAGGGCGTTGGCTACGCTGCCTGCTTGGCCTGTCGTGTTCTGGTTGAGCGTCGGTACGTCCGCAACCTGAATAGCGCTCAAAACCGCGTTTGTGCCGTTTGAGCGCAGATAATAGCCTGACGTTTGCGTGCCTGTTAGCGCGGTAATGGCGGCGGCTGCTGTAGTCTGTCCTGTACCGCCGTTATCGACGTCTAGGGTGCCAGCTAGGGTGATGGTGCCGGAGGTCGTCACAGGCCCGCCAGAGGTTGTCAGGCCCGTTGTGCCGCCGGATACATTGACTGAGGTAACCGTGCCTGTACCGCCGCCACCGCCTTGATTGGCTTTATTGAGTAGGTTTAGGAAGAACCGATACCAATCCCGCGATACCATGCCCGTCCGGTCGTCGGTAATCGGCGACTGGTTCTTGGGTATCTGCGGTTCGTTATCTGGGTTAGGCATTGGTGCCGGTCAATGCAAGTTCGGCACCCATGATAGCGATCTTGACGGGGTCGGTGCCCGACACCTCGTACACGCGGTCACGCAGCTTGTTGGTCATGCCCAGACGGCGCCAGAAAGCTCTGAAGCCGTAATTGCCCATCTTGCCCATGCCAGCCCACTTCTCGTTCGACCATGTGTGACCGCCGTCATCTGAGAAGCGCAGCATGACTTGCGGGTCGTTGCCTTGGCCAAGAACCAATCCAACGCCTGTCTCGCATTCAAGCTGCAACGCATGTTGGGCAGTACGCTTTAAGTTGTTCTGGCCGGTAGGTAGCGCTCGCCATGACCGCAGCCATTTCTGTGGCAGGTTGTCGTCAGCGAACACGTCCAAGTCATACGCGTAAATCTTGCCGTTCTGGAAGTCGCCCACTACCACTTCGTTGTTGAAGAACATCTGGCAGTTGGCACGGTGACGGATAAACTGGCCGTTGGCAAACCCGGCGCGCTCATGCCAGGCTTGGGTTGCCACATCGAATACCCAAGTCTTCTGGGCGGTCGGGAAGGTCAACACATAAAACGCATGGCCGTCTTGCTGGTAGGTAAACGCAATCGCGTCTGAGATCGTGCCGTAGCTCTGGATGGCGTACTCGACCGCGTGGGTCGAGATGCGCTGGCCAGTGTAGCCTTGGGCACGGAACACCACGCCTTGGCCACGGGCATCTGACCCCAACCAGAACAACGAGTTGTCCATCTTGGCCACCGAGAAGGTCGCAGCGCAGCCGATCTCGTTGACGGCACCTTGGATGCGAGCCAGCGGGAAGGGTGTCGTGCCGGCGTCGTACCAGACCTCAACGGACTGGGTGCCGAACAGCCACACCTCGCGGTGGTCAACAAAAAGCGATATTAGCCTGTCTGGCATGCCCTCTGCGCTTGCAAAGCTCAAGGGGTCAATCTGAGTGCCATCAAGCAGCTCAGACGTCCAGAAGCGGTCTGAATTAGGTTCCTGAAAGATGAAGTAGCCGTCCAGATAGCCGACAGTCACCGCGCCTGGGAAGTCGACGTCGGTAATCTCAGCGTACGCTTCAGTCGCTGCATCGTAGATGTACCCGTCAGGGTTGGCCGCAATGAAGAGCTGCGTGCCGTTATCGACCATCGACACGGGGCCAGTGCCCGACACACCACCGATCGGAGTGACCGTCCAGTTAGTATCTATCCGATACAGTCGCGCGCCTGACACGGCGTAGGCGTAGTCACCGTAAGCCCACAAACCACGGATAGGGCCGGTGCCAACGGTAGCCAGCCTGCGCAAGCCCGGCGCGCGGTTCAGATACGCAGGCTCCATGCCTTCCGGTGCCGGTGTGGCTTCGGGGTACAGGTTCACCATGCGGCTATCCGCAGCGTTGACGCTGCGAGCTACATAGGATTGGCCAAGGATGGGCGTCTTTATGATATACTCCTATACATATTAAAAGGAGCCGACATATGGAAACGTGGAAGCCAGTGCTTGGGTTTGAAGATTTGTACGAAGTAAGCGATTACGGAAACATACGTCGCACCGCGCGAGGAAAACTGTTTACCGCAGATCAAATCGCTCAAGCCAAACAAATGTTGGAAGCTAAAAGCACTTTGAAAACGGTAGCTGCGTTTTTGAATACTAGCGTTACGACGGTTATGTCCATAAAGCACGGTAAGACTTGGGCGGGTGATGTTGCGTACCGCATTTGCAAAACGCCGTTGCTTAAGGGTTACCCGCAAATATCCTTGTGCAAAAACGGCAAATATGCTCGCCGCGCGGTTCACCGCGTTGTGTGGGAAGCGTTTAACGGGCCAATTGAAGGGCGATTGGAAATAAACCATAAAGACCTTAACCGCGCCAACAACCGTTTGGATAACTTGGAGTTGGTAACCCATCAACAAAATGTTCAGCACGCGCACGCCATTTATGCTGAAGAACGCAAACATCTGCCCAAAGGCAATCGAAACGGCCCGTATGGTAGATACGATAATATTAAACATACTTAGTAGTTGCCAGCGTAGATGTTGTAACGCTGGTGGGTTGCAACCAGCGCGTAAGGCATGGACATCACGTCGTCTGGGTTGTTGATGCGCTTCAGATTGCGTTTGGATGTCATGGCAATCCGAGTGACTTGCGGCATAGGCTCAACACCAAACTCGTTGGCGATTTCCATTGCCAAGTTGTACTTGAACGCCCGCAGATAGCCTGGCGGAAAGGACAAAACGGTATTGAGCGTTGCTGGCTTAGTCAGCTGTTCCACCGACACAAAATGCCATTCCAAAAGCCTTGTGGGCTTCGGATAGATGGTCATGGTGATGTCGGGGAACGTATTGTTGACAAACATGACCTGCGGGTAGGTGCTGGTCACGGTCTTGACTGCAATGCCGTTGTACTGCTGCTGGTTAATCAGCTTGATGCCGTAAGACACATTGGTCTGCGGATCGCGGAAGTACGTCGCGTCATCAACCAAAATAGGGCGGTTGCCGACAAAGTTGCCGGTGGGCCCTAACGTGCGGGTGATCTCGCCAACAGGCCAATCAAAAATTTGTTCTTCTGTCGAAAAAACAGCCAGACGCTCAGTATTCCACGAATCAATCATTTGATTCATGGCGTTCAAGGCATCTTGGGCAGCCTGCGGAGAAGGTTCCTCACCTTCGGCCAGCTGGCCAATCAGCCGGAGTGCTGCCTTGATCTGGTCGAAAGCGGTTGCCATGCAGGCTCCTTATTCTACTGCCACAACCTCTGCAGGCGGGCGGCTACGACGACGTTTGGGTTCCAGTTCGTTGACTGGCGCCGCTGCTTCGGGAGCCGAAGGCGTGGCGGGATTATACCGCTCCCACCCGTTTTGTTCATCAAATTCAGCTTCCAAATCCATATTGGCGATTTTGGTGCCGTGAACAGCGTGTCGTAGGTAAATTGTCATAGTTTTTAGTAGGGGCCGAAGCCCCTACAAAGTTACACGCAGTGAATCAACGCAAAGTTAAGTACGACAGCTTCTGACAAAGAGCCGCCAGAAATGTTACGCACAGTAATGGAAACTGACCCTGCACTTAGCCCAGACACCCAGCAGTTGTATGAACCTGCAGTAGCGTCCGCAGCAATATTCAAAATAACAATATCGTTGACGCTGATAAGCGAGTTGTTCAAAGTAAACGTGACGTTGGTTGCACCTGCCAACGCAGCGTTGTTCATTGTAATTTGACCGGCAGCCTTGTTCAACGTAACTGCGGTCGACTTGCTGGTAGCTTGCGTTACTGTACCTTGAGCAGCAGCGGTGTAGCCAAACTGTTCGTCAGACAGAATGTACTGGGCACCGACGATGTCTTGGTCTGTATACGCAACACCAATAGGTTTCGTATTAGACATGATTTATCCTCTAAAAAGCAGGGGCCGAAGCCCCTAGCATTAAGAAATGCGGTAGCAAGTCCAAGAATTATCGCCAGTCTTGCGCGCGCGGAAGTGGCCTGAAGTATTTTCAGTCACAGCAGCAGCGCCAACGATTGTCCAGCCAGTGCCAACCGCGACAGTCACATCATCTGTGCCGGCGTCGATATTGATGACGTAGAAATCAAACGAAGCGTTTACTTTGACAGCGTTTGGAATGCCTGCCTCAAGATCAGCAACGGTAGGCAGAGTCAGATTGCCTGCAGTGCCGTTAAAGGTAAACAGACCGTTTGAGAGTTGCGCAGCAGTTACGGTAGCAGCTGCTGTCAGAGCCGTAGGGGCGCCCTGAACAGACAAAACGGCTTCATTGAGGTTGCCATCGCCAAGCTGGTAGCCACCAGCGCCATTAGGGATTGCCATGATAATTTCCTTTCAAATAGATTCAGTAATGGGGGCCGAAGCCCCCACCAGTGCTTAGCCCCAGATACGGCAAGCCATTTGCGGACGGATTGTGCTGTAGCCGTACAGAACGTCAATACGGCAAGGCAGACGGTCATTGTTGATGTCGTATTGACGAACAATACGCATCGAAATGCCGTTGTGGACTTGGCGGGAAGCCATGTCAACGCCTTGTGGCATCAGCAAGTCAGCGGTCGCGAATGTGATCGCATCTTTGTGGTAGACAAGGTTCTGTGCGTACTGGCCAGTAGCGTTACCCAGCATAGTCACAGCAGCGCCCGAAGCAGGCAGTGCGGACACGGTAGCCAAAGCTTGCGAAGCCGAATACAGCGCTGGGTAGATCGACAGAGTTGCAGTCGAAGAGCCAGTAGCAGCGGCAGTCACAACGAACTGCTGCAGCGAACCAGTCGATTCACGGGTCTGTGGGTTGACAGCAAACACGTTAGCGATAGTGAACACGTCGCCGACATTCCATGTCTTGGACGAGCCAGTAAAGCTGATTGGCAGGGTGGACTGACCTTCAGTTGTGACAGTCGAAGTCACAGTGATGGTGGTGCCCCAATCGCCGTTGGTGTGCTGCTTGATCGACTGAGACATGTTGACTTCGTCGAAGCCCAGCACGCCGGTGCCCATCATGCCGTTCTTGAACTGGCGGCTGATAGTGTCGGTTGGGTTGAACAAACCTTTCATGCCTTCAACCAGACCAGCGTTAGCAGCTGGGTTAACAGTTGCGTAGCGTGGTGACATCACAGCAGCGTTTTCGTTCAGCTTCTGCTGGGCTTGCAGCAGAACGAGCGAAGTCGAAGGTACGGTGCCAGGCGTGCCGACCGAGTTACCAACGTATTTGTATGCGTTAGCAACGTCTGCATCGATGCTGGAAGCCAGCTGAGAAATACGAGGCTTCAGAACACGCTCTGCGAAGTCATCCAACTGCATGGTGAGTTCGGCGGAGGTGAAGTTCACACCGATGTGCTTCTGCGAAGCCACGGTCAGGGTGGTGAACTGTTCGTTGTCGTCCTGAACTTGCAGGGCGGCGCCGTCGGTCACCAGAGCGCGGTCTGGTAAACGAATACGCAGAGTCGAGCCAATTTTTGCGCCTTCAACGGCGAAAGAGTCGTCGTACTGACGATTGACGTTACGAGTGATCACCAGGTTGTTTTCAAGGATTTCCAAAGCTTTCCTTGTGATCATATCGATAGTAAGAATCGAGTTTGCCATGATATTTAGTTCCTAAAAAGTTAGCGGTTACGTTGGGCTTCCCACTTCTTCATCTGACGCTGGCGATCCGCCTCAATCCACTCAGACGTAGTCATGTTCTTGATAGAACGTGGGTCAGTCGTGTCATAAGACGGCGCTCCAGAGCCTCTACCCGATATGGGCGCGATGGGTGGTGGTGCGCTTGTCGTTTTTCTCAAAACCGGCTCAGAAGCCATCTTAGCTTCAATTTTGCCAATCTCTTTGGCCTGTAATATGGGCGAATTCAGTGAGGCTATACGCGCAGCTTCTTTCGGGTTTGAGCCAAGATAATACGCAATATCAGGGCCAATATCCGACGCTTGAATCGTCTCAGCCATCGCGTTAGAGATTGGCAGCTTGGGGTTATAAGCAACTTGTTCAAAGTCGTCATACTTAGTCCGCGCTTCTTCTTCCCTATCGTGATACGCATCAAGCAGATCCATTTTCTGCCGTTCGACTTCCCGCTGTATCAACAATTCTTCAGCCTTGCGCGCAGCTAGTGCATCAGCATACGCATCAACGGAATCAAAATTCTCGACCGGCGGCAACTCTGCAGCTGTAGGCGCTGGTTGCGCTCTACGAGTCTGCTCGCGTTCCCACTTCCTTTGCTCTCTTGCAAGCCTTTTGCCTACGATTGCATCCAGCTCTTCTTGTGTGAAGGTCTTGGTCTGCTGTTCGTTTGGCTGTTCATTCTCCGGCGCGTTTGCTTCTACAGCTACAGGCTCTGCCGTCGGTGCCTGTTCTGGCGCGGGTGAATCCGCTAACTGATTGCTTGTTTCTTCAGACATTGTCGATTCCTAGAGAATCCCTGACGTACCGCGTCAGTTCGGTTTACAGCAAGATTACTCGTAAATTACTGTTGCAGCAACTGTTCCGCTAATCGCCACATAAATGCCGTTCTTGGCGTACGCGCCGTCAAGCGGCAGCAGGTACGACGTTGCGCCGACTGGCGTAAACGTGCCCAAGATAGTAGTGGTTGTGGTTGCTGCAGGCGAATCGTAAACCGTGATGGTCGGCGTGCTAGAGGCCGAACTGACAAAGATACCTTTTAGCTTGCCAGCCATTGGTTTAATGTTGGCCGAAGCCGTGATGTAGGTGTAATTTGCCATGTTTTACCTCAAGCAAGGTACTTCAGTTTATAGAGCGTTGACATGTACAGCCCTTCAATTTCGTCGATAATGTTGTGGATCGCGGTGCAATCCTTATCGACAACCTTGTAGCGCACGGAGTGTATTTCTTCGAGCTGGTCTTCCAAAAACTCCACCACGTTGGTAGTCTTTTTGGCTGAATGCAGCGAGATCGGGCCAATCAGACCGTACTTACCCTGATAGGCTTCCGCAAACGTGTCGGCCAGATCAATCACGCCGTCGTAAAACTTTTGCAGCGCCTTGTGTTTTGCATAGCTGCGGGTGTTCAGATGCACCGAATGCGTGACATCCCGCGCCAAAAACAGCATTCCTACAAAATCTGCGGCTTTCATAATTGCGGCTCCTGCGGCGGCATATTCATCATTTCGGGCGGCATTTCAGCCGATTGCGGTGGAATCATACCCATTTCTGGCGGCATTTGCTGCATTTCCGGTGGCATTCCACCCATTTCGCCGCCCATTGGTGGCTGGCCACCCATTGGCATCTCGCCTGGCAAATCCAAGCCGCCGCCTTCCATCACCAAGTCGCCGGCGGTCATGACGTCGCGCAGCGTTTGCATGACGACCTCTTGCACCTGCTCCGGGTTCATGGCGCCAGAGACAGCTGACAGACGCTGCGTCTCGGCTTGGTACGCCTTGATCTCGGCCTCGAAATTCTTGCGCTCCAAGTCCTGCACTTCGATCGACTTGTCGACGTTTTGCAGCATCTGATGCAGCTGATCCAGCTCTTGGGCCATCGCTTCCATCTGCTGCTTGGCTTGCTGCATTTCGGGCGACTCGTCGCTGTCTTGCATAATCTTCGGATCGATGATCTTGGCAAAGCGTGCCGCCATCTCTTGGGCGCCTGGCCAGTCCATGTTCTTGATGAACAGGTCGCCGGCGACTTGCCAGAGCTGCGGGTTGGACTGCAGGATCATGCCCATCGCATCCAGTGCTTCCTGACGCTTGGTCAAGTAGGACGGGCCGGTGGTGACCACCACGTCGTACTTACCGACGTTGGGGTTGTATATCTTGTCGATGACGATGTCAGGATTGTTTACATCCCGAATCTCACGCACAGGTTCTGGCTGCATGGGGTTTAGCTTGACCATGTCGGTCTCGCCGTCCACACCGATGATGCGAGCCACACGCTGGGTGTCGTAAATCTTAGGGATCAGGTCAACTAGCTGGCGCGTTACGTGCCTAACAGCGCGTGCCAGATTGTCCACGTAATGATAAGTGCCAGTGTCAGACTGACGCTCGCGCGCCATAATCGCCTTGCCCGAACGCTCATTGGATGTCGCTCCAAGACTAGTGTCGTATTGGCCAGTGGTTGACTTGATGTCGTCTGAGGCGCCCATCTTGGCCTGAATCAGACCCGTCTGCGGTAGTGGTGGGGCGGCACGCTGTGGCAGCGGCAGCACAGCACCGGAGCCGTCAGTCACGTCCGGATTGACCTCCAGATACGGCCAGTTCTGCGTGTTGGCCGTCTTCCACTGCATCTCGTAGCCTTCAAACTGGCCACCGTAACCAATGAACGGCGCTTTGGGCGCCAAGGCCAACATCTCAGCCTCTTGGCTCGTCCAGTAGTTGTACATGCGCTGGGCGTCCTTGGCGTTACGCACTAGACCCGACACATACAACTTACCGTCGACCTCAAACTCGTTACCGATAACGCGAATGATGGGGATGAACCTGCCTGCCCACTCCTGCTCTTCAAGCATCTCGTAGCCGTTGGTCTTGCACCACTTGACGCGCTTGGCGTTGACCTCACGGGTGCGGATCGGCTTGATGCCCATCTGCTTCATCTGCTTGGCTTCGGGCGAACCCTCGAAAGCCGTCACGTTGCCGGGGTACAGGTGCAGCGTAGCCTTGTCGTACTCGATGTAGTAATACTCAGCAATCCTCACAGTGTCCTGGTTGATCCAGACCGAGATCGACTGGTCGCCCACGCCTTGCGCTTGCAGGGTTGAGATAGGGCTGGCGTTAGGAAACATGCGCTCGTAGTCCGCACGCTGCAGGTCTTCGGTGACGAAGCACCACTTGGCATCCGCCCCGCACGGGTCTTGGATCGTTGGATCCATGTAGACAGAGAACGAGTTGCGAATGCGTGCGATCTTGATGTCCTGATCGAACGTGTCGTCGTCGCAGTATTCCGTCAGGATTCGGATGTAACCTTCGCCGTAGCTGACTTGGTTCTCGCAGGCGGTGTCGTAGGCGACGTCGGCGTCAGAGATGTACTCGATGTGCCTGACCATGCCGTTGTAGATTTCGGCGACTTCTGGGTCGGCGTTGTCGTCAGCGGGTATAACTTTGCCGCTCGGACGGTTTTGTCTTTGGTCATTGGTGACCTGTCTTACGTGTTGCGGCAGCTTGTTGATCGTCAACGTTGGGCGTGCATTGATCGTTTGACCTTGCACTGCACCACGGGTTGACAACACGTCGGCTGGCCACTGCCAGTGGTTGTCGGGTGACCCAGCGTAGAATCGGAGGTCGTCCAGCTCGTCTTCCCGGCTTTCAGACAGCGCCGAAATAGCCATTTGCAGGCGTTTTCGCATGGTCGACAGCACATCTTGCTTGTCTGTGCTGATGTCGTCGGGCGGCGGATTACCGCCAATATCGGCGACTTTTGCTGCCTTATTTATGCCGGTATAGTCCATTTATTTCATTTTCGGTTTCGGGCGCGCTTGATAATCGCGCAAATCCTGCTCCATGATACCGTGCAGGCGTTGTTCAGCGGCCAATGCTTCATCAACTGTTGGGTAAACTGGAAACTTGATGCCCGATTTTATGGCAAAACGCATGGCTTGAGGAATATCTCGCACTTGACCGTGCCAGTAGGTCGGCAAAATCATGTGCCCGCCGTCAGCGCCCACTACCGATCCTTTGAACGTCGTCACCGACCCATCAGGGTTGCGAAGCCCCTTGTTTTGGTAGAGGTTCGACCTGTGATAGTCGATGACCGCTTGTTCGTCGGGCGAGAGTTCCATTTATTTCATCTTTTTTGCGGGTTTTGACGCTGCGCGCTTGGTTGCATACGCAATTGCCACGGCCTGTTTGACCGGTTTGCCCGATTTTACCTCGGCTTTGACGTTTTCTCGGAATGCTTTTTCCGATTTCGACTTAACCAGTGGCATGTTACTTCCCCTTTTTCGCCGTTTTAGCCGATTGTTTGAAATCTTTGTTCGTTGGTGCGCCGGGGGCGCCGGGTCTACGCATCTTTTCGCCGCTTCCGGCCTTAATGCGTGCTTGTTTTGCGTGAATTGCAGCGTACAGTCCTGGTTTAGTGGCCATTTTTAGCACTTCCATCGTTTAAGCGCCGCTTTGGCGCGTTCACCGTCTTTCGCGTTCGCTGCAACGGCACCCATTCTTGAGCAAAAGGATTTTTTACGTCCTTCATCCGCCTTTGTCTTCGGGTGCGGTGCCGGCGCCTTCAAGTTTGAGCCCGTCTCGCGGTTGTACTTTTCCCGCCCCTTGGCTGTTAGACCCGCGCCTTTGCTGACCGGCAGCTTCTCGCCTCGTCCAACGCTCAGTGACACGCCTTTCTTAGCCATCACGCCCCCATCCATCCCGTTGCAGCGACTGGGCGCTGCGTGTAGCCATCATTGCGCCGTGAGGCGCGCTCAAAACTTGACTCTCGGCTCGCCATCGGGAACGCGAACGTCACCGCTAGGGCGTCGGCTGCGTCCGGTGACGCCAGCCCGCGAGACTTCATTTCTTTCTTGCCTTCCAAGTAGATCGTACCCGACGAGTCGGGCTTCTTCATGGGGCCTGTCAGGTCGGCTTTGAGCTGCCTGTCGTTGGGGATGCTGGCCGTTCTGAGCCAGTCCTTCATCGCACCCCACATCTCGGCTCGCTTGTTGCCGTACATGACCGGTTTGCTTGACTTCCAACCGAAGTTCACCCCCCGCACCTTGTATCGCTGTTCTTTAAGTCTGTCAAGTATCCCGTAGCCCAGACCGCCCTCGTCGATCACGGTCAGCGCAGGCCGGTACTCCTCGATCGCATCGATCACCCGACCGACGGTCGTCATGGTGTCCTCGCCGTGGTAGCGCTTGATTGCAATCAGATCCCGTCCTTGTCGGACGACGATGACGGTCGCGTCCGCGCCGCCTCGAGCTGGGTCAACGCCGATAACAATTGGCGCCGTCTCATCCTTGTATTTTGGCCGACTGGCGGCGTCGTCGAAAGCACTCGCACCAATAAACTGATCTTCGCCAGCTGATGGAAACTCTCCGTAGACTTCAACCCTAGCCTGCGGCGAATCCTCGCCATACTCCGCAATGATCTGCTCATATATCTGCTTGTCCGTATCCTCGACTGTGCGCGAGTCGATGTTCTCTGTCTGCCAGAAGTTGCGCTTGGCGTGAAAGCACTCGTAGAAGTAGCCCTGATTACGCCGGGGGTTACTGAAGGCAAACCAGTACCGGTCTAGGATGGGCTCCGTGAAGAAGCCCGCACCGACCGACCAGATGGCGTCGGGGATACCGCTTGCCTCGTCGAAGATTAGCATCATGCCGTCATGGTTGTGGACACCGGCGTAGCTGTCGGGGTTCTCTTCCGACCAGAGCTTACCTTCCGCTGCCCAGTAGCGCGTACCCTTCTTCAAGTCCCGCTCGACCAACTCGGTCAGCCACTTGGCTGGGGTCAGCTTCGTTGCGCTGATCTCCCACCAGTGGTTGTTAATCACCATCGCCTGCCACTTAGTCAGCTCACCCCATGTGACCGACCGGAGCTGCGCCTCACTGTTAGCTGACACGATGACACTAGACCCGATGCGGGTGGTCAGCATCCACAAGACAAGCCATGAGACGAGCGCGGACTTACCGATTCCTCGGCCAGACGCAATTGCCTGGCGCAGGGCGTCCATGTCCATCTGGCCCCGGTTGTTTCGGATGTGGGTTGCGATGGTGCGCAGTATCTTGCGCTGCCAGGTGCGCGGGCCTTTGAACTTGGCCAGCGGTGTGTTGGCCTGCCCCCACGGGAAGGCGAACAGTACGAATGCCTCGGGATCGTCAGCGATAGTCGGCGCCCAGAGGCGCGACATCAGGAGCTGCTCGCCCTCGGCGTCATAGATCGGCTGTTGCGCCATGCGTCACTTTAGTAGTTAGTCGTTCGGGCTGCTGCTCAGTTATCAGACCTTCAATGGTGCGCCCATCGATGACGCGTTCCTGCGCCTGCTGCAGCGCCTGCGTGATGCTGATCTTGTTCGTGATGTCCACGCTGATTTCCTGCCGTGCCGTCCAGCCGTGGACGTGCTGCAAGATAGCCAGCGCTGCCTTGCTGTCGCCAGACCGGGCTGCTTCTCTCAGATGGGCGCTGGCCTCAATCTCGGAGTCAGCGCGGCCCTTCATCGCAGCCATGTCCGCAGCAGGATCCAGTTCGCACAGCTGCCTAAACTCGGTGGGCAGCATGCCAGCGGCCAAGGCGAGCGAGTCGCCTTTCAGTCCAAGCGCGGCAGCGTCATAGATTGCCTGGAGGCGTGACTCAGTCGCTTCCACTTTGCGCGGGGTGAATGGGATTGATTTGAACATGGCTAAGTATTATCTACCTTGCAGTCGTTTTAAGTCTTGCAGGTGGTCAGACCCGACGAAGTACACGCCTTGCGGCTGCGACAGCAGCCAGCGTTGGCGCGACTCGTTGGCTTTATTAGCCATCTGTCGTGCGGGCGTGTCGTCAGCGTTCCACATCAGGTTTTCGCCGCGATCCAAGAACGCCGCCACGTTTTCCTTTGACGCCGGGCGCTGGGCTTCTTGCAAGAACTCCGGCCCCATCGATTCCAAGAACTTAGCCAGCGTAGCGCGGTCAAACTTGCGGTCTTTAAAGTACCCAAATTTGTCTTGGTTCTTTAGCAAGCTGTCAAATATGGTGCTGTTGCCGGGCAGCGCTTCTTTCTGCTTGTTGACGTCGGTGTTGGTAAAGATGGTGTACAAGAACTCAGTCGGGTAGCCTTTGACGCTCTTTGCGGCTGCGTCATCCCACGACCCTTTGTACTTAACGTCGGGCAGCTTGTCGCCGCCGGTGCCTTCATAGTACGCGCCGTACCGGCTGGCAGCGGCGCGGATGTCAGCTGGCAACGTCATGCCCGCGCCATGCTCCTGCCCAACGAAAGTCAGGCCGGGGCGGGGTGAGTAATACTTTACGCCAGACGTCGGCGCGGTCGAATAGTTGTCGGCGCCAACACTTTGACGCAGGCTATTGACCGGCGCGGGCGCGAGTGCGTTTTGTGGCATGGCTTAGGTAGATGTGCCGCAGTTAAACATGGCTGCATATTAGCGCATTTGTGGGTCATGTTGGCTACCAACAAATAGTCGAATTAAAAAATAAAAAAAATTGTTTGCGGAACCATCGTGGCCGCGACCGGCCAGCCGCCGGCCCTCACCCCCCCCTAGGTTAGTGAGCACTCACTTACGGGTTGCCAGGCTGACAAGTTAGTAAGCACTCACTTACCAGGTTAGTGGGCACTCACTTCTGATGTTAGTAAGCACTAACTTCGCAGCCAGGTTAGTGAGCACTCACTTTT